GTTGATGATGACGAGCTGGGTGTCGTTGAGCTTGATGGTCATTGTCGTTTCTCCGTTTCGCTGTCGAAAGGACTGCCCTTTCGATCTGTTGTGATTAGAACATGTGAAATGGGGTGGCGTCAATCTATGACGTGCATGCTTTAAACGCATAGCTAATCTGCGTCAAACGCAAGGCTTGATCGAAAGCAGGGCGTTGTGGTAGGTTATCTAAAGAGGGATCCATGCCAGCTTTAAAAGACGCAAGAAGAGAAGCTTTCGCCCTAGCGGTGGCTCGTGGCATGCCAATCGGCCAAGCTTACGCGGAGCTTTACCCCGGCGATAAAGCACCTTCGACGATCGCAACGAAGGCCACGAAGCTACATCGACAGTCGACTATTCAGACGCGTATTGTCGAAATCAAAGAGTCGCTCGCTGTTCGGACAAACATCACGCAGCAGCGCGTTCTGGAGGAGCTAGCTAAGATCGGCTTCGCCAACGCGGGCGACATGATCGAACTCGACGCTGACGGAAAAACGACCGTCGACCTGTCGAAGCTTACCAAAGATCAGAAAGCTGCCATTGCGGAAATTCAGATCGACACCGACAAAAAAGGAAAGCAGCGTGTGAAGGTGAAGCTGCACGACAAACGCGGCGCGCTGATGGACATAGGCAAGCATCTTGGTATGTTCCGCGAAAAGATCGAGCTGACCGGCAAAGACGGTGGTGCGATCGAGGTGAAGAACAAGCTCGAGGTGTCGCTGCTCGACCGCGAAGAGCGCGACATGCTCAAGCAGATGCTGCTCGCCATTGCCGAACGCAAGGCGGAACGCGAAGCAGGCATGCGGACAGTCAACCCCCGAATGATCGAGTACGACGAAGATGCTTGACATTCAGACGCTCGACCTCGAAGCGATCGACACCGAACGCGCTTTATTCGACATCGAGAAGCTCGAGGCGGAGGAGTCGCTGGCTGAATTCATTCGGCAGGCGTGGCACGTGGTCGAGCCCTCGCAGCCTTACGTCCACGGGTGGCACATCGACTTCATCTGCGACCATCTCGAAGCGATTACCGACGGCCTGACGCTCGACGGCGACCGGCCCTATAACCGCCTGCTGATTAACGTTCCGCCGGGCACGATGAAGTCGCTGATCGTCAACGTGTTCTGGCCGTCGTGGGAATGGGGCCCGCGCAACATGCCACATCTGCGCTATGTCTGCGCCGCGCATAAGGTCGAGAACCTTAGCGCCCGCGATTCGCGCCGCATGCGGCAACTCATCACCTCCGACTGGTACAAGGCGCGATGGGGCGATCGCGTCTCCTTGGCGCGCGACCAGAACGAGAAGCTGAACTTCGTGAACAACGCGACCGGCTTCCGCATCGCAACGGCCATCACCTCGCTCACCGGTATTCGTGGCGACCGGGTCATCATCGACGATCCGCACTCTGTGGATTCGGCGTCCAGCGACACACAGCGCGAGTCGGAGGTCACCACGTTCCTCGAAGCCATTCCGTCACGCTTGAACAACCCGACGACTTCCGCGATCGTCGTGGTCATGCAGCGCCTCCACGAGGAGGACGTTTCGGGCGTCATTCTGGACAAGCAGCTAGGTTACGACCACATCATGCTGCCGATGCGCTTCGACCCCCTCCGGGCGGCACCGACGATGCTAGGCGCTGTCGACCCGCGCACCGAACCCGACGAGCTGCTATTCCCCGAACGGTTTCCGCTGGATGTGGTGGAACGCGACGAGCGCGCCATGGGCCCGTACGCCACGGCAGGGCAATTCCAGCAGAGCCCGGAGCCGCGAGGTGGCGGCGTAATCAAGCGCGACTGGTGGCAGCTTTGGGACGACGCGACGTTTCCGCCATTCGACTACGTGATCGCTTCAGTCGACACCGCCTACACCGAAAAGACCGAAAACGACTATTCGGCCATGACCGTTTGGGGCGTCTTCTCGTCGGAGGTGATCGCCAAAGCCACGAAGATCATCTCCCGCGACGGCACGACATACGACGCGGTGATGGCCACGGTGCGCGATTATTCAGAGCAACATCCCAAGGTCATGCTGATGAACGCATGGCAAGAACGCTTGCCGCTGCACCAGCTCGTGAACAAGATCGCCTCCACCTGCCGGTCGATGAAGGTGGACAAGCTGCTAGTCGAAGGCAAGGCGTCCGGCCTGTCGGTAGCGCAGGAGATTCGGCGCTTGTACGGCCACGAGAACTTCGCGGTTCAGATCATCGACCCCAAGTCTCAGGACAAGCTAGCGCGGCTCTATTCGGTGCAGCACCTGTTCGCGGAAGGGCTGATCTTCGCGCCTGACCGAACATGGGCCGATATGGTCATCACGCAATGCACGCAGTTCCCCAAGGCCAAGCACGACGACCTCGTGGACACCACGAGCCAAGCGCTCCGGTACCTGCGCACAACCGGCCTGATCATCCGCCCGACGGAGAACGTCGCCGCCATCGAAGACTCGATGCGCTTCAAAGGGGGCGCTCCGCCGCCGCTCTATCCGATATGAAAATGATAATCGAGGCGTGGAACGGTGTGCGGTGGCACCCATGCGACATTGCGGATCTGCCATTCAGCGTCTGGGACGGCCTCCTGTCGAACCTGCTGGTGAACGTGGCCGGTGACCATTGGCGAGCATGGCCGACTATCGAGGCCAAGCGCGACTGGCAGCTTTTCATATCGCAGACTTACATGGTTCCGCTATCGGAGATTCAGCAATGGGACGAGTCCTAGCTTCCGCCACGGTCGATGTGCTCCGACCGGCAAAACCGCCAAGCATGGGGCAGTTCCATGTCGAGGTCTGGGGCCAACCGCCGCACGATTTCGCGCGGGTCTACAAGATTCAGGCGCGCAGCGAGGACCACGCGGCCCGCGAGGGCATCGACCGGTTCGTTGAGGAGATGGAAGCGCTCGAGCTTCCTGACGACGCATCCACGTGTTAGAATGCAGCCACTCGTCCATCGGCCAAGGTGATTTCGCATGCCCCTAACTCCCGGCCTCATGCCGAACATCCGCCAAGAAGCCCCGGAAGAGGAGCCGATCTTCGACGACGGCTCAGAAGTCTTGATCGAGGACGCCGACGAGAACGTCGACCAGAAGGTGACGGACGAGGGCGGCAACGTCATTCAGATCGAGCACCCGGACGGGTCGATCACCATCTCGATGACGGACGAGCCGCTGGAACGGGCGGAGGACGAGGGCAACCCGGAGGGATGGTTCGATAACCTCGTTCACAAGATCGAGAACACCGAACTGTCGCGCATCTCGAACGATCTGCTGACCGGCATCAGAGACGATCTTCAGTCCCGCAAGGAATGGATCGAGGATCGCGCGCAGGGCCTCAAGCTGTTGGGCCTTAAGATCGAGGTTCCGGGCGTGCAGGGAGCTGCCGACGGCGCGCCGGTCGAGGGCATGTCGAAGGTCCGCCATCCGCTCCTGCTCGAAGCAGTGTTGCGGTTCCAAGCCAACGCCCGTTCAGAGCTGCTGCCGACCGACGGTCCGGTCAAGGCGCGCAACGACGGCACGGAGGACGTGCTGAACAGCGACCTCTTGGCGAACGACCTCGAGAAGGATCTGAATCACTACCTGACGACCCGCGCGTCGGAATACTACCCCGACACCGACCGGATGCTGCTCATGCTGGGATTTGGTGGGTCGTCGTTCAAGAAGGTGTACAACTGCCCGTTGCGCAACCGCCCGGTGTCGGAGTCGGTGGACGCTGACGATCTGATCGTAAACAACGCTGCGACGGATCTGAAGAACGCCAAGCGCATCACTCACCGCGTCTATATGCGGCCCTCGACCGTCAAGCGCTTGCAGATTCTGGGCGTGTACCGCGACGTCGATCTCGCGACCCCGAAGGCGGTGGACCTCGACGCCGTGCAGCGCGCCAAGAACGAGCAGCAGGGCCTCGCCGCCGGTTCGATGAATCCGGACGACCGCGACCGCGAGATTTACGAGTGTTATTGCGAACTCGACATCAAGGGGTTTGAGCACAAGTGGAAGGGCAAGGAAAGCGGCCTC